CTAGCAACTCTAACAGCCACTTGTCTGCCACGTATTCTAGTATCTTTTTTTGTTGTAGTTGTTGTTATATCAAACGAACCGTGTGTAGTTTGTGTGCCTGACGGATAAGGTCTTGTTTTGATAGTTAAGTCTACGATGCCTGACTGCGATTTAAAATCTGGTATCATTCTACTAATAGACATAAAGTTATCACCATCTGCTATGTCAACATCACCAGACTCTATATGTGTATTCATTGCACTGCCATCATCATTAGATCCAAACTCATGTAAATGTATAAATGTTCTACCAGCTTTTAGCCCAGTGATAGTGCTAATAGTAGCTGTTGTATCATTTGATTTAAATTCAGCTGCATATGGATTATCATATGTGCCTCTGTCAGCCCAAGATGTTCTAGATAATGTGCCTATGTACCAAAGGTTTTCAGCGTAATTGTAAAACACAACTCTGTCAATTTGTTGTGAGTTTGCAGAAGCGTAGAACCACATTACCTCATTATAGTCTGTATTAGCTGCACAGAATATGTCTTGTTTAGCGTTAACATTAAGATCATCAAATACATAATCTTGCACACTACATGGTATTTTTTGCACAGCACCATCAAATAAGAAGAAAGAATCGGTACCCATCCAGAAAGATACACCACCAACATCTACTGCTGCATTTAATCCTATACAACCACAAGCAGAACCCAGTTGATTAAAACCAAAGGTAAGTGGTGGACCTATAAACTGCATCTGATATAAGGCAGTATCTGTCCATATTAAGACAGCACCTCTTGATCTTACTGCTGTTTGTATAAAGTTACCATCCACCAATCTTTTTGATCCTGCTGTATTAGTTGCCGTTGGTGTCCAAACATTTTGATCCTCTTGTCCTGACCATCTTAAAAACATGTTGTCTTGTGTAGAGGAGTTTCCTATTGTAGTTTCTGTACCAAAACAAATGACGTGTCTATCGTCACCAGAAACTAACATAAATCTTGATTTTGTAGGTGCATTAGAAACATTTGTTACTGATGACCTGTTATTAGATAAACCAGATGATGTGTCCCAATAAAATAATCCACCGTTAAACTGTAATGCTAATACGTCTTCACCCCAGTTATCTAAAGCCCACTTTGCTGACTCAAGTAAAACACCCTCAGCACCAGTTAGACCTTCTCTTGTAGTGTTCCATGTGGATGCACCATACGTAGAAGCACCCCAACCATAACCAAATATAGATACAGCAGAACCTGTATTTATTTGATATGTTCCGTTGGCCGTGGCTCCTGTTGCATCAGAACTAGCCGCAGCTTTTGCTTCTATAGTAAATGTATTAGAATTAGGAACTGTCAGTATTTCAAACTCACCCTCTAGGTTAGCTGCAGAGATACCACCTACTGCACCACTGACACTTGCAATAGTTACGAAGTCACCTATCAGTGCACCGTGTGATGAGTCTGTTACGGTTACAGTTGTGCTACCATTAGTGGTTGCAAACTGTGTAATGTTACCTGTGCCTGTAGATCTTATAGGAGTAATGTCTGCATAAGAGTTCTCTGAGTATGCGTATAATTTTTTGTTTGTGCCATATATTGCATATTTAACACCACTTAAATCACTATATGTAAGTATGGCTCTTGTTGCACCTACAAGTGCATCAGTTGTAACTTTTTCCCAACCACCTAATTTTTCTGGTAAGCCGTATCTAAATCTAATGTTATCACAATCTACCCATCGACCCTCAGCACCATACTCGGTATTTTGTTTATCAATACCCGGTGCTATTTGTAATTTGGTAAGAGGCATTGAAACTATACAGCTGAATCATAGAATCTGATCCAACGATCTGTACCTCCAATATTTACACGTATTGCACCAACTTTACTACTAGTTGTACCTGTAGATGATGATAAACTAGCTGAACTGTCACTAGCAGACGTGCCGTCAAAGTATATAAACTCTTGATCTTGATCGTCTTGATCTAATGATAAACATGCTATTGCACCTGATGAGTTAGCTTGATTAATTTCTACACTTGCATTAGCAGGTGAGCTTGTACCAAAACCTATTTTGTCAGCAGAACCATCAATAAACAAAGCGTGTGTGAGCGTGTTAGTCTCAGCTCTAAAATCAACAGAGGCACCTGATTCATTGAAAGTAAATCCACCACCATCAAAGTCTATTGCACCTGTTGCTTTTACACCACCTACAACATGTAATTCTGTAGAGGGTGAGTTTGTTTTAATACCAACACGATCATTACCCGCATCGGTAAAAAACAAGTTAGCATCACCATTACCTTCAATACGAAAATCTAAATCTGCTGACGACTCATTAAACACAAATGATCCGCCATCTAATGATGTGTTACCTGCTACTGTCAATGTTCCGTTGGCCGTGATATTTCCTGCATCGTTCAAGACATCAAACATTGTAGAGCCATCAGAATATAAAATATGCTTGGATCCTGCTACAAGGTTAGTAGCTGTACCGCCAGCAGGTTTAAAACCTAAGGTATGTGTGCTCATAGTTGTTGCATTATCAACAATGTACCATGTTTCTACAGCCTCACACTGCACGGTAGTATTACCTGTAAGTGTTCCTGTTAATTTTATAATAGCGTTACTTTGTTCATCTGTCGTAGATCCATCTGTAGCTGTTAAAGAATCAGATGTACTAGCAATAGCTACAGATACATAACCTTTGATTGCAGATTCTACTTTTTGTAAATTATTGTTTGTTATTGTACCCCAGGTTCCCGAATTTTCACCTGTGGCTTGTAACTCTAAGTTAAGTGCACTTGAATATGACGATGCCATTTTTTACTCCTAATCCGTTGACCCTGGTTCCACATCTACCCAGGTAATTGTTTGCGAGTCATCCACTTCGTTCCAAATAAAGAATGATGGACTACCAACGCTAAAGTTAATAATATTTTGAAAAGCTTCACCAAAAGCTGTTTCTTCTCCTAATCCTATAGTAATTTGTCCAGCAGTGCTAGTAGTAACATTGGCTGATGCTGCAACAGTTTCTGTACCTATGGAAAAAGTTGATCCTAGACTACTACCTGACTGTGATATTACAGCGGAGGCAGTTACACTTTCATCACCTAAATTAGCTGATAGAGATACTCCACTAATAAATGGTGATCCTACGTTCTGTACACCGCCACCTCTAACCGAGGCTAATGCAAACTCTGTTAATGCTCCGTGACCTAACATTCTACCTTGCCGTTACTGGCACTCCTTTACTACTTACAAACGGATGTTCTGCAAATGCTATATATACATATTTTGCACCATTTCCGTTTTGATGTGCGTCTGAATTTTTCCATTTAAAACCATTTGATAAAAAATCACAACCTGTTTCATCACTTTCAGCACTATTTGAACTTGCAAATAGGTGGTCATCTACTTGGTTAAATGGACTTCTTTTATTATCAAATATTCTCCAATTTTCTCCATTAGCACTAGTTTGTTTGAATAACAACCAAGCAGGTTTAAAGCCTGTATAAATAAATGGACCATCTGCATTACCGTTACCTGTGTACTTGCCTATTTTAGAATATCCTTTTACAGAGTGAAAACAATAAGCTACAAAATTTTCATTACCACTTTTATTAACTTTAGCATCTACTCCTAATGTTACAACAGTTGAACTTGGGCGAGTTTCATCCCAATATAAATTCCAAAAGTTATAAGAACTAACGGGTATTTCTCCGTCATTAGTATCTAAATGAAGCGACCTAGAATTTGTAGTTGAAGTGCCATTAAAAACTGCCCAATTATCGGCACTGTCTCTTCCCTTTACTATAACTAAATCAGGCGTTGAACTTAATCCATGCCCAAATGTTGCACCTTCAGTATTATTACTTACATAAGTTACAATACTAAACCCTGCTGTAGTGTTAGCTTGTACTGTAGAAGTTATACTGCCATTACTATTAGATGATGTAGTTCCACCATTGGCTTTCCATTGCCAAGCTACATAATCATTTCCGTTAGTGTTTACTAAACCACCCGAACCTATTTGAAAACCATCTGTTTCAAATGCTTGTATACCATTAGCTTCTGTTTCTTCTGCATTTGTAGCATTTGACCTTAAAACTTTAGTTGCACCTCTTGTGGTATCTACCAATGCGTTACTGTTTGTGCCACTTCTATTTTTTAACCATAACCAATCTGGACTAAAATTACCTGCATTAGCATCATTAGTTATGCTTCTGTCATCATTACCATCACCTGCATAAAGTTGCGTATGAAAGTATTCTGAAGGGTCATCTATTGTTGTATAAGCCATTATCCAAACCTCGCTAATCTTTTAGTGCATAGTGCATAATATCCTGATGGTGGTGCATATTCAAAGTTACCATACTTGCCGTCTGTATTACCACTTGATATTGAAAATGCAGGGTTACCAAAATTAAATCTATATGCTTGATATGATTTACCACTAGCACATGGCACTGCACCATGTTCCTGCCATTCACTTAAATTACTTAAACTGTAAGAACTACCATAAGTAGAGCCATTTCTATAAAATTGAAAATTACCATCATCTAAATTTACAGCCACACCAAATATATCGTTATCTGACATTCCCGTTAAACTTCCAACGTGTTGTGTATGTGAACCTGCGTTGTCAACTTGGTCTATAGTATCATCAGTTAAATCTATACCAACGACTGAGTTGGTTGCTGTAAAACCATTACCATGTAATTGAGGTGGTTGGTCTATGCCTACTCTATCCATTCTACAAAATCCTATTGCTCTACTGTTTTGTTGTGAAGGCACTTGAACCTCCCAATACCATTTACCACTGTTAAATGCAAATGTCGCTGTGGGCTGACCTGCTCCGTTGTTTCCTTGACCCTCATTATAAAATGTATCGCCCTCTGATAATTCAGAAGTATTAAATTGACCATCAGCTAAAGCAGAGTTTATTGTAGCAAAATTATTAGTACAGGTATCTTCTGTTACATCTAAAGCTGCAAGGTTAGATGCTGCCCAGTGATGGTCATTACCAGATGTATCTGCACCCATACCGCTAGAATTTGCACTTGTGCCTGTTTGTTTAAATTCTAAATAAAAACCATTAGTGCCATAGCTTCCTGTATATTTTTTTGGAATCCAAACTCCGTTAGTATTAAACTCTCCAAATGATGTGGGTGCTAATTGTGAACCATCTACTAAATTATACTCACACATATAGCCATCAAAGTATGATGTATCTTGGTCTGGATACTGACTTATTCTTTGTGCATTGTTATTATTAAATCTTGTTTGAAAATTTTGACTTGGGTAGTTTGCAGTATCAAAATCAGTTATTTGATTTCCGTTTACATATGCCTTTATTCTATTAGATGCTGTACCATCTGTTGTATCAAAAGCAACAACTAAATGATACCAAGCTGATGGGTCTCTAAAAACTTGAGAGCTAATAAGCTGTTGATTTTCACTTCCTTCATAGCCATACACAAACAGTTTATCATTTCCGTTTATAGCAATATAATCAAAATTATTATTACCACCTGTGCCATCATCAGCAGCTAATAACACTCTTTCTCCTGTAGAAGCAACGGCACTTAATTTAAACCAGACAGAAAGAGTAAAAGTTCTTCTGTTTCCTGCACTACTTGGAGTAAATGTTAAGTGAGGGCTATCGTTATTGTTAAACCTAAGAGAGTTTTCTACATCATAAACCTTAGATTCATTTCCTCCTACAACGGGAAGCACCATGTTATACTACCTCGTCTGGAAACTCGCCTAGTGGTCTTGAAACTTTTTTATTTTCATCCATTGTGTAGGTTAGTAAAGTTATCAACGCATCTACATCTGAACATCCATCAATCTGTGTTTCCATAGAATTTACTTTTGTTCTAACTGCTGCTCTGTATGTTGT